TCCAAATCTGTAATTTTATTAACAATCATTTCCAATTCTATATCATCGGACAACCCATAAGTTACATAAGATATTTGAACTTTTTCCTGCCCTATAATTGGTAGAAAGTTGAGAATTCCATTAGCATCTTCCAAAGTCAGTTGCGCTGTTATGGAAGGAGAAAATAAGTCCTCATAAATATTAAGAGATTTATAAGAACCAGTGAGATCCAATTCAAAATCGTTATGGGAAACTATATTCATTTTTTTTATTTCACACAACCCATATGTTTGATTAACACTCATTATGCAACAGTCCCTTCCCAATGTTCTAAAAATTTACCCAATAGTTGTTTTTTCATAATTCTTATAGTTCTATTTTTTTCGTTTTTCTCTTCTTCATATTCATATTTGGACTGCATAACATAAGAATTTTTATCCTCTATCGACATCATAGAATATGTTGCTGGAGATATTATATGCCCTTCTATCTTGTGAGTGAACTTATGCGGAATGTTTTGAGCAGCTATAAATCCTAACCCAACATTATATGAAGTGTCAGATTCGGGATTCAGAAAATTCCAACCATCGATAAAGTTTGTTTGATTTGGTTCTGTATTCATCCCATTCCATACATAAAAATCATCTTTTATTTTTACAATTTTTCCCATAACGCGGCCATTTAAATTTTGCAAAGCATTTGTATCATTTTGACTAACATATGGAAAATCTTCAATATTTCTAATTCTAATCACATTAGACATAGTTCTAATATCAATATTATTATTGAAAGGTCGTGTGTTCGAACCACAATAATAAAGTGTATTAGGAGCGTTGTCCGGAACTTTAAAAGTTATGATATTAGAACCATAAAAATCTTTTTCAGTTATTCCCTCACGATATGCGCCATAAAATCTATGTGGGGCCCAGTAATTTTTTCCATTATCTGTAGTAAAATAGAATTGATCTACAGGCGAAAAATTGATTTTAAATGTATAAGTACCACCACGAAACAAAGTAATTTCTGGATCTCTTTCATCATTGATTAAAAAATGAGTAGATTTTTCGGGATTGTTCCAATTATTACATGAAATATTAAAAATCCTAGAACTAGGAACTGGATATCCCATTTGTTGCAATGGAGACCAGTTTTGAGTTATACTATCCCACTTTACGCCCATATCAATATTTTCGTTATAAACAATCTGTCCATTATAATTTCCAAAAGAAGTCGTACCGTCTTTCGGCAAAATTGAAACAGGAGCTAATCTTTTTAATTCTACAACATTTTTTGGTTCGTATTTTTTAGTGATATACTCTTTTAATGTAGTTTCGTTTTTGGGAAGTTCTTCGTAAACATCCAATATGTTGTTATACATCAAGATAACCCATGAATATTTTGGATCTCCATAGTAATTACTAGAAATACTTTCTATTGTCTGGCCCGAAGATATGGTATGTACCAAATAGTTTTTAGGGTCATCTTTATAAGAGTCTAAAATATATGCAAATCTAAAAATATTTTTAGATTCTACTGGACGATTATCTAGTCTTATATCATATTTAATATTTGAAATTTTATCAAACATTTTTAGTATCCTTCCATAGCATCTTGTTTAGATACAACTTGCACTTCTTGAAATGTTAATGTGAGATTTATAAGAGCTGGCGCTGGTTCTTCACCCCCGTCACTCTGAAACATGGCAAACTGACCATTACCACCATAAGATACATCACAACCAGTGCATACGGTTGGTTTTATCTTATTCAAATAATTAGTAGGAGATCCATCAATCATATATTCTATAGTAAAATAATTGGGCGGATTGAAAGTATTTCCATTTCCTCTAATTTCAGGCAACATCTGAATCCTAAAAAATTTAATTATTTTTCTCAACATATCAGATTCTTCCCAAGATTTAGGCAAAAATTCATATGCATAACTAAAAGTCCTAAAGTCTACTCCCTCGAATAAAACATGTCGATTTGCAGCACCAACCCCAGCGAGTCCCGAAGTTTGCGCCATAACAGCAGTTGTTTCGACTCCTGCAGCGACCTGGCCGGTGATTGAGCTCATCAAATTTGACATTACGTCCAGATTTGATTCATCTCCTTCAGAAAGAGCGACATTTCCAAAAGTTCCCGCCAGACTTCCACCTTCTGTATTTCGATATCCTACCTGTGAATTTACTGAAAGATTTTCTGGTATATATAACTGCACAGTTCCCTCTAGTGAGGCTGCATCACCTTGAGATTCGCTACCGACAGTTGACGCTTTAGTATATCCAGCAACATCATTAGAGAATGCAGTAAATACAATATAATCTCTTACATTATCGCTGCCAGTGTCGCCGGGGTATGCACCGGCGAATGGATGTTCCATATCGCTTGCTTGTAGTTTTCCTTCAGAATTTGTAAGTCTGTCAGTTTGTTGAGTCAAAAAACCGGCTTGATCTAGTGCATTTTTTTTAATATTATCGGCAGCTCTTTTAACGCTTTTGGACTGCAAAAGTTTATCTTTCAATTCTTCTTTAGTTAAATCTTCAAGTCCGTCTACTCCCCAAACTTCTAATTGTGCTGCGATATTTTCATCTGTGGGGGTGACACCCCGAGCTTTTATGATATCTTCTATTGTTATATCTGCCACCTGTTTAGTTGCATTTTTAACAGCGGCATGTTCGTCGGGAAACACACTGGCCAACACTTCATCTACGGTGAGACGATCCTGGCCGGGCGGTTTCGGTGGCGTTAAAAGACCACTTGCATATGCAGCGGCCGCTTCTTTATAATTCAAATTTTTTCCGTCTATGTTTAACGTGCCGGCCATGTGTCAAAGACTCCTAAATAGTTAAATATATTTATAAGGTTTTTTTAGACACGATGCGGAGATTTACATATAAAGGAAAATATAATCCTATTAACACACATAAATATGTGGGAAATGCTAAAAATGTAACCTATAGGTCTATGTGGGAGCGCAGATTTATGAAATATTGTGACATGAATACAAATGTGTTGCAATGGTCCAGCGAAGAATTAGTTATACCATATATTTCGCCCGTTGACAATAGAAAACATCGGTATTATCCAGATTTTTTGTTGACAGTGAAAGACAAAGACGGCAATAAAAAAACAATGGTCATAGAAGTAAAACCAAAAAGAGAAACAAAAGCACCAAAAAAGAAATCAAGAGTCACCCCTAGATATTTACAAGAAATGAAAACATGGAGCGTCAATGAAGCAAAATGGAAATATGCGACAGAATTTTGTAAAGACAAAAATTGGGAATTTAGAATATTAACAGAAGATTTTAAGGCACTATTAAATGGCAGTTAATTTTACACCACTACTCAAAAGACTTGCGGCGAAAGGGATCAAACCCAATACGCCGGCAGCAAGAAATTGGTTTCGTAATAAAGTGAGAGATACAAGAGTAAATCGACAGAAGTTGATGTCGGCGTCTGACAGGTCGGAGGCGATGCCTAAAATTGGTTCTATGTATTGTTATGCTTATGATCCTAAACATAAGAAAACTTTACCCTATTATGATGAGTTTCCATTGATATTTGTGGTAGAGCCGGCGCCCGGCGGGTTTATTGGAATCAATTTACATTATGTGTCACCTAGAAATAGAATAATTATAATGGACAGTCTGAGTTTAATCACAACAAACAAAAAGTATGACAAATCAACAAAACTGGCAATGACTTACAATATATTAAAAAACTTGTCTAAATATAATATGATCAAACCATGTCTGAAAAGATATCTGTACGGACAAGTAAAATCAAATTTTGTAAAAATAGATTCAAACGAATGGGACATTGCAATATTTTTACCTGTTCAAAAATTCAGAAAGGCCGCTGCAAGCACAGTCTGGTCAGAAAGCGCAAGGAACAGTTAAATGGCAAATATGGATAAATTTATTGCAAATATAAAGTCGGGGGGATTGAGTAGGGCCAATAGATATGAACTATTGATAACCGCGCCGAGTATTTCAGCCTTAGGAAATTTTGCAAATAACGGCGGCGCCGAGCAACTAAGATATAGGTGTTCATCAGTAAGTTTACCTAGCAAATCTATCGCAACGTCAGAAACAAAAATATATGGACCAGTAAGATTAGCACCCTATCAAATCACATACGATCAACTTTCTTTCAGTGTATATCTTAGCGATGACTTTAGAGAAAGACAATATTTTGAAGATTGGATGCATTATGTAATTGATTACGATACACATAGAATTAGATATTACAAAGAATATTCTGCTAGTGATATGCAATTATTAGTAATGGATGAAACAAACAAAGTTACAAATACATATGTATTCGAAGAGTCATATCCTCTATCTGTTGGCGAAGTCAGCATGTCGTACTCAAATGAAGAGCCTGCAACATGTGACATATCAATGACATATAGAAAATACATATCGAAAACATCATACACAGAATCAGGCGGAGGAAGAGAAAAAAGAAAAAAATTAGAAAAATTCAATGAATACCTAGATTCTGGAGCTCTCAGATAATATCAACTAAATATACGAATTGGAATGAAATGGAAAAATAATGTTACCTAGAATTGACACACCAACTTATGAATTAGAAATACCATCTACAAAACAAAAAGTGAGATTTCGACCTTTCTTGATAAAAGAAGAAAAAATTCTTCTGATGGCCCAGCAAGGAGACGACACGGACGAAAAAATCGAATCTATCAAACAAGTGATAAGAAATTGTATAATTCAAGATATTGATGTTGAAAAATTAGCAACATTTGATATAGAGTATATTTTTGTAAATCTTAGATCAAAATCTATAAGCAATATTGTCGAGTTAAATTATAATCATATGTGTAATGCCAATGGAGAATCTAAAGAAGAAAAAATACCCTTTCATCTCAATTTGGACGATGTGATTGTAGAATTCGAGTCTCAAGAAAATTATAATAAAATCGAATTGACAAATAATATTGGTATCATAATGAAATATCCAAATTTTAGCACTATGCGAATGTTATCACAAACAGACACATATGAAGATATAGTGAATGTCATTGCTACATGTATTGACATGATATATCAAGACGAAGATATTTTTAACACTACCGATCACCCTATAGATGAAGTGAAAGATTTTATAGAAAATTTGACACAAGAACAGTTTGGAAAGATAAATGATTTTTTTGAAAATATGCCTGAAGCTGCCGCGATTTGTAAAATTAGATGCAATAAATGTGGATTTGAGAAAGATATGAGGGTGGCGGGGATCACCGATTTTTTTCTCTAACTTTAAATAATGAATCCTTAGTATCTCTATATAGAAATAATTTTGCATTAATGCATCATCATAAATATAGTTTGACTGAATTGGAAAATATGATACCGTGGGAAAGAGAAATATACCTTACATTATTGATGGATTATATAAAAGAAGAAAACGCTAAACAAAATCAAAAATAAAGGAATATTCGTATGGAAAAACAACTAGAAAAAGACTCCAAATATGCCTACCTAGATCGAGACCATGATGGCATAGTTAGTGATGAGGAAATGGCAATGGAAAAACAAATGATAGAATTAGCCGACATGAAATCGAACGTGGAAAATGAAGATAAGAAACAAGACGCCCAAAGACACATGGCATGGTTCGCTCTCTTTGGTATGTTATTATACCCTTTTGCAGTAGTTATTGCAGAATTAATAGGACTTGTCAAGGCAAGCTCAATTCTGGGAGATATGGCCCCAACATATTTTGTGTCGGTTGCTGCAATAGTCGCAGCATTCTATGCTAAAGAAGTAATGGGTAAAAAGTAAATGGCAAGTCTAGCAGGAGTAACGGATCAACTACAACGTCAAAACCAACAGGAATTGGCGAGTGTAATAAGAATTGCCAATGAACAGTTGGTTTCTTCTGGCGCTAGACAAGGTCTAGATGAAATTGCTAAAATATTTGAGCAACAACAAGGCACTTCTTTAGAAGAATTTAAAGCTACTAAAAAACAAATAGTAGAAATGCAAAGAGACTTGGCAAACTTAGACGGAGTCAACTCAGAAGAAAGGAGAATGTTGCAGAGAGTCCTAGAAACATCTCAAGCCAGCATCGGTGAAAATGTCACCTTCAAAAAATCAATCGGAGAATTGACAGCCAACACAGTAGAAGCAAGCATCGACAGCATTGGTGGTATGATAGGTGGCGCTCTATCTGGGAGTCCTATCCTATCTTTTGGAGCTAGTTTTGTTGGAGATAGATTTCAACAATTCAAAGAAAATAGAAAAGCGGCGAAAGAAGCGCAAAAAGAACGTGCTGACAAAATTGCCCGAGAAGCAGAACAAGAAGAAAGAGAATTTTCTCTTTTGAGATCTCAAATGGACAATGCTTCTGTCGCCGCAGCATCTGGGAAAACCCAAGAAGAAATTGACTCACTCTCGCTAGATCAGTTAAATGAAGAAAAAAATGTAATAATTCAAAGAGCATTTGCCGCAAAACAAGAGGCAGATTTGCAAGAAGAAGATAGAAAAAAATTAGAAAGTGTTCAAGAAAAATTCGGATTAGATAGATCTACCGATAGTCCTTCTTCCACCTCTAATAACGAAAATAATAATGACAGAGGCAACAGTAGGAGCGTTGGAGAGACCGCTACAGACGTTATAGCATCAACTCAACGGAAAGAAATAATATCACTGCTGTCAGATATTGATGGTAGACTTCATGGTAGTCCCGACTATCTAAAAACTCTAAATGAAAAAATAGATACTTTAATAAAAGATGATCCTAGTTCTTTGGATATAGAAAATCAAAGAGAACAAAAACGTCACCAAAAGAAAATGGAAAGGTTGTCTCAAAATCAAATTAAAGCAACAAAATCAGGCGCCGGCATGAATGCAGCTGGTGGTGCAAAGGGCAGCAAAATTTCTGGTGTTATGGGACTTCTGGGAGTTGTTGGTGATGCTCTATCGGCATATGGATTTGTGAAAGGCGGGGGTGCTATAAAGGACATGTTTAGTAAACCAAGTCTCGATGTAGATCCAAAAGTAGATCCGAAAGACCCTAAGAAAACCACTGGGCCGGGCCCTAAAAATACTGAGGCACCCAAAAAACAAAGTAAATTAGGAAAACTTTTTGATTCTATGAAAAGAATTCCAAAAATCGGGCCCTTGATCTCGGCCGCGGCCGCGATCGGAACAGCAGTTACCGTTGCAGACGTAGTATCGGATGTCGCTACATCTACAGGCGCGGCAAAACCAGCTGCGGCTGATCCTGTAGTTACTGGCAGGCCTGCACCACAGATAGCTGAAAATAAGCCAGGATTACTTTCTAAAGCTAAAACTGCTATCGCAGAAAAAATGCCATTCCAATCGGCGACTGCGCCAGCTGGTGCCACTGTTGGCAGAGGTCCAGATGGAAGATTTACAAAACTTATACCTGATGTTTTACCAGAAGTAACAAAACCAGCCGGCGCGGGGCGAAGTATTGTGGGGGGATTAAAAACAGCAGGAAAAACCTTGTCGCGGGGCGCTGTTCCATTGACCGTAGCCTTGGGAGCGATGGAAGCAGGTTCTATATTAATGGACGATGAGATGGACGGAGATCAAAAAGTAAATGCCGGGGCGAAACTTGCGGGCGGTATGGCCGGCGCATCTGCGGGATTTAGCACTGGGGCGGCCATCGGAGCAACAATAGGATCAATTGTTCCATTTGCCGGTACTGCTATAGGTGCTGGTGTAGGAGGGTTGGTCGGGGGCGGTTTAGGGTATTTGGCAGGCGAATATCTCGGCGGATGGGGAGCGGAATCATTAGGATTTAGTTCCGAAGCAAAAACAGAACAAGAAATTATCAAAGAGAAAAAGTTAAAAAACGATAAAAGATTGGTTGAAATTCAAGATGAAATGATGGAGGCTGGTGATAGGATGGCCAGATCCAAATCTGGTGAAAATGTGTATTATGGAAGAGAACACAAAGGAATAGAAGAAGACGAACAAAAAATTAAAGAATTGGAAGAAGAATTAGACAGATTAAATATAACTGCTAAAAAACCAGAAGTAAAACCAGAGAGCAAAATGCCAAAAGAAGGCGATGTCGAACCTAGGCCTAAGGTTGTTCCTATGGACAGAACGGGAACAAAACTAAAGAAAAAACAAAAAGAATGGGATGATATGTATGGAGAAACCCATAATAATGATGGTACTCTAAAAAAAGTACCAGAAAATCTCGGAAAAGTAGAATTGAATATAGATGCAGCAAACCAATCAAGTGCTTTTACCAAAGTTTCATCGGGCGCCAAACCACATCCAATGTCAGAAAAAACAGAAGGTATTACTGAAAAATATTTCGGCAAAGAAATGACATACCAAGAATTAGAAGATGGTATAAAATCTGGTTCTGTTAAAAGAAGTATCGGCAGAAAACTTCAAAAGAAAATAGTTATGACAGCAGAAAATGAACACCCAGAAAGATTTGTGAAATCTGCTGAAATGGAAAGTGCCAGACAAGAAACTCAACAAAGTATGCGACCAGAAAATGTTAGTGCTAGTGATACAGCAGTAAATGCCAAAGTCGCTGCTGGAGAAACCTTAAAATCTTCAGCATTGAATCAAGGAAATAAAAATTCTAATAATAATGTTGTGGGAAATAATAACACCAGTAATACGTCAGTGACTAACAACACACAGAATGTTAAAAGAGTTGATAATGGTGGTGTAAGAAACCCAGACCCAACCGCGACAAGGGCGAGAATAGGTCTAGGTATGGGAATGGCGTTTTAACTGTTTTCTCTAATTTCAGTCAATTCCATCATAAGTTTTTTCGACTCGGCATAATATCCCTGTCGTGACAATTCTGCAGCTGCACGGGCGTACCCGACTGCAAGAAAGAATCTTTCAAACCCCTTCCAGAATGTCGAAAAGATATTGGTTTTAAATGCGGGCGTTTCCCCGACTGTTTCCATATAAGTTTGTGCCATTATACCCAACCTCTTAAATTGGTATTGTGATTGGGGTGACGAACTGGCGATGCGCCGAATTGTGTCTTACGTGCCATGTCCAACAAAACCATGTCATAACCTTCTTGACCTAAACGTCTGATATCGCCTCTGGTGATACCAATGTCTTGTAGATCATGTGCAGACAGTTTGCTGAGTTCGTTAATTGTGTCTCTGCGAGCCTTTCTGGCCGCGGCGCGGGATGACCATTCCCGATATAGGTCGATTGTTACTTGCAACATACGTTTTCCTTCCGAATATGTGTGTGTATTACATTTTTATTTAGTGAGAAATGTCCAAAAAACACCCTGCTTACCTGTCATTGTCGGTATGCGTTTTTTGCATAACTCAGTAGTAGAATTGGAAAAGGACGCCCCATAGGGCGTCCTTCGTTTCATTTTACGTTTCATATTTTGAAACGATTAACTTTCGTTGGCGAGTCTCTCAAAATAAGAGATTGAATCGTCATCATCATCGTCATTAGATACTGATTTCAATTCTGGTGTAGGACTCTCTTTGAAAGTCGGTTTAGTAAACATAGACTCTTGTGATGAAGAATTATCTTCATACATATCACGAGTCTCTGCCGTACCTACCGGAGAGGTGACACCCAACACTTTGTCCAAACGATCTTTGAGCTGATCGTAAGTCTTAAATGCAGAGGGCGCGACAAACTCTTCGAGAGAATGACACTGTTTGTAGATTGATTCCATTTTAGAATCATCATCAGACAATGGCGAAGGCGAGTCAAATTCTGACTTGTCATAATTGCCATATCCGTCTACTGTACGATACTTCAACTTGAAGTTTGCACCACCCCAGAAATCAAAAGGATTTACTGGTGTCTCATCCTCAAACTGAGGCCGCATCAAATCATTGAGTTTGTCAAAGATTTTCTTACCATAAGAATAAAGGAATACTTTACCCTCATTGTCTGGATTGCCCGGATCTTTGATAACATAAATGTTTGACATGTGTTTCAATTTACGTTTACGATCCCGAGCAAGATTTTGATTGTCTTGCGAACCAGTACCCCAAAGTTCTGTGTTACTCTCACAGACAGGGCATGGTAGTCCAATCGTGGTAGGACAGTTATCAATCAACCATCCGCCAGGCCCTTTAAATCCATGATTAAAGATTCTTACCCACGGCAATTCTTCGCCATCGCAAGGTGGTAGAAAACGAATTACTGCATAACTGTTGCCAGTTTTATCAATAGTTGGTTTCCAAATGCGATCGTCTTGTGACGATGAATTAGATTGTGGGGATGATGTTTTTTCAAGTTCCTGAGCCAAACGGCTGAAATCGGAACGGTTCTTCTTTAGTGTTGCAAAAGACATATTGTCCTCCTTATATGCGTTGTATACGATGTATTTTGTATTCGGTTTATATTATTAGTATATCATTTTATCCACGGTTTGTCAATAGATATTGACCATAATTATCATAATAATCTTCAATCAAAAGAGTTTTCATAACTCCAACATAACGTGGCACATCCACCTTTAAAAATGGTGTGTAGTCTTTGACTTTCTTTTTATACACGGGCCAATAAGTCGTATCGGCGATCCGCACATTATTTATAAAGTCAAATATCATGTCAAAAACCACTACAGTTTCGACACAAATATCTCCCATCTTTTCAAGTCTTATTATAAGCGGGTAATTCCCATTTACAGATTTGAAAATCTGGTTAAATTCTAGTTCTTCTTCTAATCCTCTATCAAAAATTGTCTCGCAATCGTTGATAAAATTATATTGCAAACTCTGCAATCTCTTTTTCCAATTTTTATATGTGTCGGTCGCTTCTTTATCAAGCAAATTACCCGTCCACATATTATTAGTGCCAGAGACAGCAATGTTTCCTTTTTCAGTAACATTCAAAAACAATGAAAGGAAAAATTCTTCCAATTCCTTTTTACCAAATTTCTTTGATAACTGAACGAAAGTATATCTATCTTTTCTTTTGGAGTACGACTCTTTTTTTGCCTTAAATGCGCCGTCATATTCCACATAATTATATTCATTATTAAAATGAGATTTCATGGCAAGAAAAATTTTAAATGCTTCGAAATCATCAATTTTTTTACTGGACATATGAATCATAGAGGTAGCTTTTCAGTAGACTTCCTTACCAAATTTAGCCCCTCAGCCTCGTATTGAATTTTTTCTTTTATGAATGAACTGAGCAGTGGTGTTATATTTTCAATTTCTAAAGTGTTTTCTTCACAATAATGGGTAATAGTTTCGATATAACTCATACCCATATTATTAACGGTTTTTTCAATCTCATCACAAAATTCTTTTGAACTTTTTAGTTTTAGCATTTTCACTCCTTAAATAACGCTACAGCGTATATAATACAATTATACGCTGTAGCGCAAGTTTTGTCAAGACTTTTTCAGTCTTTGGACCAGATTGTCCATGCACCCCATCCAATGGCGATCCATGCACCAAGCTTTACAAAAGGGGCCCCAATTAAAATTAGCACACCCAACACAATTAAAATAATGCCATCGTGAGATGTGCGTTCTTTTAATCTACTTTTTACCCAATCACTTACTGTAGAAATCATTTTCTATTCCAGATAGCCCACAGTACTGCGAGCGCAACCAAACCAACTAGACCTTGATCACTGAAATTACTCAGCAGTCCTAGAATGTTTGCAGTCACGTTTACTTCTGGCCAGAATGGAATATTCATTCCACCGAACAGGATTTCAAGGACAATTCCTAATCCAATTAGACTGACGCCGACCTCTGCGAGTGCGGCGGCCCATGATTTAACTTTAGTAATAAGTTCCATTATAACTCCTTTCTTTTTTTAAGTTGATAGTGTAATGTGTGTGTATGTTCTTAATATCCACTAGAACCTGTAGATGAATTACTTCCACCCGAAGAAGACGAATCAATAATTGTCGATTCTTGAATTTCCCGATTGTTTTTTATGTCATCTATATATGATTGATATTCGATTAAATTTTCTTCATATTCTCCATAAAGATCACTAGGATTGACATCCATTTTTGATATCTTTGGAAATATCGAAAATATTCCCTCATCATCTTCTATCATAATATTAACTATGACATCTACTTTACTGATGTTAGC